TGGTCAAATTAAAGCAAGAGACTGGCAAATTAAAACTGCTGTTGAATGGAAGAAGTTTCTTGCTGGGATGTAATGATTAAAATTGAAAAACTTGATGAAGTCTATGTTCGTGTCTTTTCTGATCCTAGCATTGAACAAGAATTAGTAGACTTCTTCACATACGAATATCCAGGTGCTAGATTTACACCACAATATCGAGCAAGATTGTGGGATGGAAAAGTGCGTTTGTATGATGCTGTAAGAAAAACTCTTTATGTTGGTCTTGTTTCTTATGTACAAGAATTTGCTGAAAGGAATAATTATGAACTACAATATGTCAAACCTGAACACTTCTTACAAAATGATATCGTATACAGTGACATTGAGCGATGGGTCGAAACACTCAATCCACAATCAAGAAACGAAGCGATCACAGTCAGAGACTACCAGTGCGATGCTATCCATAAAGCAATTGCTAGTGACAGAGTACTACTCTTATCGCCGACTGCTTCAGGGAAATCGTTAATAATCTATTCTATCTTACGATGGCATTTAGAAAATAATCGTAAGTGTATCATTATAGTTCCAACAACATCTCTTGTTGAGCAACTGTACACAGACTTTGAAGATTACTCATCTGCAAATGGATGGGAAACAAAAGTTCATTGTCAAAAACTCTATAGTGGTTTTACTAAAGACTTTACCAAAGATGTTTTAGTAACAACTTGGCAGTCAGTCTATCTACAACCAAAATCTTGGTTCAGACAATTCGATGTTATCTTTGGTGATGAGGCTCATCAGTTTAAAGCAAAATCTCTTACTGGTGTTATGGAAAAGATGGATACAGTCAAGTATCGTATTGGCACAACTGGAACACTTGACAATAAGAAAATTCATAAATTAGTTCTTGAAGGTGTCTTTGGTCCAATACATAGAGTTACTACAACTAAAGCACTCATGGATTCTGGAAGGTTGTCTACCCTAAATATAATGTGTGTAATACTGAAGTACAATGAAGAGATTCGTAAAGGGCGAAAAAATAATACGTACCAAGAAGAAATGGATTGGCTTGTATCTTGTGAACCAAGAAATAAGTTTATCCGAAACTTGGCAGTAAATTCTAAAGGTAATACGCTCGTTCTTTTTCAATACGTTGAAAAGCATGGCAAAGTCCTATACGAACTTATTAAAGATAAAGTACACGATAAGAGGAAAGTATTCTTCGTTTATGGTGGCACTGAAACCACTGATCGAGAAGCAATTCGTCATATAACTGAAGGGGAAAGTGACGCCATTATTATTGCTTCTTTTGGTACTTTTAGTACTGGAATTAATATCCCATCATTGGAGAATGTAATCTTTGCATCTCCATCTAAATCAAAGATTCGTAACCTACAATCAATTGGTCGTGGGTTGCGTTTAAAGGAAGGTAAGACTTCTTGTAATCTATTTGATCTTGCAGACGATCTTCATTGGAAGTCTTGGAAGAATCATACTTTAAATCATGCTGCAGAAAGATACAAAACGTATGCAGAAGAACAATTTAAAACAAAAATAGTAGAGGTAGACTTATGCTAACAGACAAAGATGTCTACGTTGTTATAAAGTTAACCAATGGGGAACAGGTCATGGCTGTCCTCGAAGAAGAAGATGATAAGTATGTGCAACTTGGTAGTCCAATGACTATAAGAACTACACCAATAGTTGGTGAGGGAAGAGAACATATCACTGCGCATCCATATTGCCAATTCACAGATGATACATCTTTTTCTATAGAAAAGAAAAACGTAATGTTTATCAAACGTCTACACGAAATGATGATCCCTCATTATAGACGTATTGTTGCCCAACATAGCAATGATTGGCGAATCGAAAAGCCTGAGCAGGAAGAACCATTTATTAGTTCTAGGGAAGCCAAGAAAAGAATCGCTATGTTGGTAGGTATAGCTGGAGAAGAAGAGGAAGAAGTTGAAGATACTTCGATACCAAGTACTTACATAGATGGTAACGAGACTAAACATTAGTAGTCATCATCAACCCTAACACAGTGATTATGTCTCAAGTCAACTATAAAAGCAAATCTAAATTGTAATAAAAATATATTTGTCTTTCTGTTATCGATGATGTATACTATGTGTAGTTTGAATTAAAGGATAAAAGAAATGCTATGGCTCACTACGTAAACAACGCAGATTTTCTAGCAGCAATTGTTGAGATGCGACAAAAATATCAACATGCAAAAGAAAACAATCTCCCAACACCCCAAGTAAGTAATTATATCGGTGAGTGCATTCTAAAGATAGCAACGCACTTATCATATAAACCTAACTTTCTAAACTACTCTTATCGAGATGAAATGATCTCAGATGGTATAGAAAATTGTCTGCAATATATTAATAACTTTGATCCTGCAAAATCTAACAATCCTTTCGCATATTTTACACAGATTATCTACTATGCATTTCTTCGTAGGATTGCCAAGGAAAAGAAACAGTCTTACATTAAAGGTAAGTTGATTCAGGACATGCCATTCGAGATGTTCGAGTTACAGGATCAAGATGAGACAGGTGAATTTAAGAATGCATATTTAGATTTTATGCAGAACAATCATACCTTTGATGACTTTATCGATCGTAAGAAAGAAAAGGCTGCAAAGAAAAAAATGGAAAATACATTGAACGCATTTATAGATGATGAGGTAAAAGATGAATCGATCGATACAGGATTGGATAGCGGAATTGAGCACAGGAGTGAGAGTGAGCAGTCGCAAGTTTCCTCCGATTCGGAGACGCAGAAGCAAAGTAAATAAAAGAACTATCAAGAAATTTGCTTGGGATGCAAGTGATAATCAATTTCCATTGAATAAAATTATGAACGAAAATACAAACGAAAAAATCTTTCTCGGTGTTAGTGACTTTGATGATCTGATCACTTCAGAGATCCTGAAGCGTCGTGTTGAAGCAGGACAACGCACTGTTCATCGTGAGACTAATGTTCTCTGCAATCGAGAACAATGGGCTGAATGGGCTGAGGAAATGTTTAAAGACGACCTCCATGTCCAAGGTAATTCCTCTAATGGTCTTATCATTGAACGTGATACAAACAATTACATTCGCTTTGATGTGAACAGTAATACTGTTTCTGTTCGTGCTTATGGCGATGCAGATTTTGCAGATGCTATTGTTGCGACAGTTGAATCTAACTTTGACATTGTGACATCTCACATCGAATGGGTTTATAGTAGTGATGGTAACTCTGTCAATGTACCACTGAATCGTGATCGTCTCCCTGTCGATGAAATGTATCCATTCCTAGATGGTGAAACACTTGGTGATTATTATGAACGCTACATGGCGTCCTCAGCGAATATCCTACTGTTAATTGGTCCACCTGGAACTGGTAAGACTACATTCATTCGTGGATTGTTAGCACATACAAACTCATCAGCAATCGTTTCATACGATTCTCAGATTCTTGAGAAGGATGGTTTCTTTGCTCGCTTTATTGAGAGTGATGATAACGTAATGGTTCTTGAAGACAGCGATGCATTTTTAAAATCTCGCACTGATGGAAACACCATGATGCATCGTTTCCTAAATGTGGGTGATGGTCTTGTTACAACTAAAGGTAAGAAGATGATCTTTTCTACTAACCTTCCATCTATTCGTGATGTTGACTCTGCATTGGTTCGTCCAGGACGTTGCTTTGACATTCTGACTTTCGATACATTGAATGTTGAACAAGCAAATACCTTGGCTAAACGTCTTGGTGTTACTATCCCTGTTCGCCCACGTGGTAAAGAAACTGAGGCATATAGCATTGCTGAAGTCTTTAATCAAAAGACTGAAGGTATGTCAACTGCATCATCTAGAAGGGTTGGTTTTATCTAATGTATAAAGTGAAATATTACATGGCTGGAAGCAATCAAAGAGTATTTAAGATTTTTAAAACTCTTACAGAAGCTGTAGAGTTTTCTAATACCAAAGTGGGTATCAATGATGTATTTGAGATCGTGAAAGTTGAAGAATGAAAGTAGCAATTATTACAGACCAACACTTCGGTGCTCGTAATGATAGTATTGCTTTTCTAGATTTCTATCAGAACTTTTATGATAATACTTTCTTTCCTACTATCGACTCAGCTGGTATTGATACTGTTCTTATTCTTGGTGATACTTTTGATAGACGTAAATATGTAAATTTCTATTCTCTACAAAGAGCCAAAGAAATGTTCTTTGATAAATTAGAAGAACGTGGAATCACAGTTTATATGTTGGCTGGTAACCATGATACATACTACAAAAATACCAATGATGTAAACTCTCCAGATTTGTTACTGACGCAATACAATAATATTGAAGTGATAGACAGCCCCAAAACTATTAATCTAAATGGTTTTGATGTGTGTATGGTTCCATGGATTTGTGCAGAAAATTATGAAGAGTCTATTGATGTTATGAAGAACACTCCAGCAACACTTTGCATGGGGCATTTTGAGATTGCAGGATTCGCAATGTATAGGGGAATGGAATCACATGAAGGACTTTCTAAAGAAACTTTCGATAAATTTGATATGGTATTCTCTGGGCATTATCACCATCGTTCTAATGATAACCACATTTATTATCTCGGAAATCCGTACGAACTTACATGGCAAGACCATAACGATCCCAGAGGATTTCATCTGTTCGATCTCGAGAACAGACAACTTGGATTCATTCAAAATCCTTATACAATGTTCACGAGAATCGAATACAACGACAAAGAAGTTGAACCACTCGACTTAACATCACTTGATCTAAATGGTAAGTATGTAAAGTTAATTGTTGTTAACAAAACTGACTACTATAAATTTGACAAGTTCACGCAACTGTTGTATAATAAGGGTTGCGCAGACATTAAGATTATTGAAGATCTTTCTGAATTTCAAGAAGGTGAAATCAATGAAGACATCAACTTAGAAGATACAGTTTCTGTTCTTTCTAATTTTATTGATTCGATAGAAACTGATGTTGACAAAGAAAAAGTTAAATCATACATGCGAGGTTTATATACTGAAGCGATTAATATTGAGGTTGTTTGATGATTGTTTTTAAAAGTGTAAGTTGGAAGAATTTTTTATCTACTGGCAACTCATCGAACAAAGTTCTCCTAAACAAATCCCCGACAACTTTAATCATTGGTAAAAATGGTGAAGGTAAAAGCACAATCTTAGATGCATTGTGCTTTTCATTATTTGGAAAACCCTTTCGTAACATTAACAAGGGACAACTAGTAAACTCTATTAATGGTAAGGGTTGTTTAGTTGAGATAGAACTTTCTATCGGTACTAAAGACTACAAAATAGTACGTGGAATAAAGCCAAACATCTTTGAAATCTGGTGTGATGGTATCATGTTAAATCAAGATGCTGCTTCTCGTGATTACCAGAAGGTACTAGAACAGCAAATTCTTCGACTGAATTATAAAACATTCACTCAGGTAGTTATTCTTGGTTCTGCATCATTCGTTCCATTCATGCAGTTGACACCACTACAAAGAAGAGAAGTTATTGAAGACATTCTTGATATTCGTATTTTCTCTACAATGAATTCGTTATTGAAAGAAAAGGCTCAGGAGACCAAAGATGCTATTAGCCGAACAGAGAGTGATATCAAGAGCGCAAAGGATAAAGTTGAAAACCAGCAAGCCATTATCAAGACTATCACTGAAGCGAAGTCCAGTGCTATCGAAAGTATTGTATCAAAAATATCTGCTAACAATGATGAGATTCTATCTGTCGAGAGGGAGATCGAATCTATCGTTTCGGAGATCAATACTCTTCAAACAAGCATCAATGATAAAGAAAATGTATCTGAAGACATTGACAAAGCCAAATCAATTAGAAGTAAGTTGCTCCAGAAAATCGAAACTTGCGAGCACAACACAGAGTTTTTTAGCGAACACGATGTTTGTCCATCGTGTAGCCAA